CTTAAATTGTAGCATTTATATAAGTATGATATATTTAATATTAGTTAAACGTTGAATTTATGGTAATAGAAAACTCAATTAAAATACAAATTAAATTAGCAGCTTTAGGTTCAGACAGGGAGAAATGCGGAATTATTGTTAACAATGAAGTTATCTCCTTAAATAACATTCATCATGACCCAGAGAACCATTTCACAATAGCTGCCAACGATTTAGCCATGTTTGATTATGGGGATATTTCCGCTATTTGGCATACCCACCACAAAGACAATCAATCAGGGTATTTCACCTACACAGATATAGAGTTAGCTCACCAAAGCCAAAAACCCATCATCCTCTACCATTCTGGATTTGATGTGTGGGACTACTACGAAGCCAACAATCCCGACCCTTTTCCCTTAGAGAAAAAACCTCACACACCCCAAGAATTAAACTTTTATCTTAACACCAGATTTCACTGGGGGCGGTCTGATTGCTTTGCTATTGTCAGACGATATTTACTAGGAGTTGTGGGAATAGATATTGGGGAATTTACTAGAACTCAACTAGACAACTTCCCACCTGAAGACTATGACTGTCCATGGTCAATGAATAAATTTAATTTGCTACCATTGGGAACACAGCCGCAATTACACGATGTGTTTGGTGTGGCATTAAAAGGAGGCAGAAAAGTAAACCACGCCATGATTATGGTCAAGCCTATAGAGAATATTATTCTTCATTCTCCCTCAGATTCTTCAGTATCCAAACTGGAGCAGTACGCCGATTATTGGAGAAAACGGACTCTTTTACACGGAAGATTAAAGGAATTATGCTAACAACTATCAAATTGAATGGTGCTTTAGGTGATAACTTTTTGCCAGAAATACAAGCAGATGCACGCACAGTCAGAGAAGTGATTAACTTTTTGTGCTGTTATTTTGAAGATTTCAAGCATTATGTTTTATCTACCGATTGGATGTATTCAATAGTCATTAAAGCAGTCAACTGGCAGAGGGAAGTAGACGAAAATTCACCAGAATTACTATTACCTATCACAGGATTAACTGTAGAGATAACCCCACATATTCAGGGTTCAGGTGGTGTGGGCAAATTCCTTACTAATATCGCCATGATTGGGATTGGAGTCGCGTTAGTTGCCATTTCTGGCGTTGGTCCAGTTGCCGTAGGCTTAGGCTGGGGTTTGATTATTTCAGGTGCTACGGGACTATTACAATCTATTCTTTTTGGTAATCCTAGTGTTGATAGCAATGCTATTGATGACCGCCGCTCTACATTTTTCCAAAGTCCAGGATATAGCACCAAGGAAGGTACACCAATTCCTCTGGTATTTGGCAAGGTTTTAGTTAAGAACTTTCAAGTTTTATCTGTAGAAATTGACTCTAATTTGACCGCTAATTAATCAAAAGGAACTTGAAAAATGGCAGAAAACTTATCTGGTTCTGGCGGATTATTTGGAGGTAGACCAAGCAGCCAATCAACGAGACAACAAATCACTGACCCAATATCAGGAACAACGAATGACAACGTTAAACTTGTTTTAGGCATTTGCGAAGGAACTATTGGAGGCATGGTCAACGGTGGCAAAGACCTTTATTTCGATAAAACGCCATACATGAACGTTGACGGAACTGTGAATTTCGCTAACGTCACAATGTCAAGCACGACAGGAACAAATTCCACTTCCCAAGCTTTAAGTTTACCAGACGGCTCGTTTTCCGATAATCCTGTCAACGTTGCTGTTAAATACAACATTCCCCAAACTAGGACTATATCTAATGCAGACTTAACCGATATTCAAGTCAAGTTAGGCATACAACTTCAGTACAACGATGCAAATGGTGATGTCAGGCAAGCGACAATAGGCTTCGATATTCTCATAAAAGAAGGCATTAATGGTAATTTTGCGACTCGATATTCATCGGGAAATTTAATCGCTAGATATTCAGAAGAAGTAACATTTGACTACAGATTTCCTGTTAATAGAAACGAAAGTTATTTTGAAGTTAGAGTATTAAAAACCGGGCCAGAAGAACCGCCAAGTCCTATACCGCCAAACACAAGCTATGTAACAGCTAATCTCAGATGGGTAAGCTATACAGAAATAACAAGCGATCGCATAGCTTACATCAACACCGCTTTGCTAAATCTCCAGTTTCCTGCAAAAACATTCTCATCTACTCCAGAAATATGGGCAATGTTACAGGGTATGATTTGCGAAGTCCCTAGCAACGCAACCGTGAACATTACCGACAATGGGACAGATTATAGCGGTGGCTGGAATGGTACTTTTTATACTCCCAGTAGAGCCACAGCAGACCCGGCTTGGATAATATGGAAACTGCTGACCGAACCAAGATTCAACCTAAATATTCCTACTCAATACATAGATAAATATGCACTATATCAGTGTAGTGTGTATAATAATCAGTTTGTTTCAAATGGTGGTGGTGGTTTAGAGCGAAGATTTTTGTTCAATACCGTACTAGGTTCAGGTGGGCAAGAAGTAGTCCTAGAAATGATTAGAGCTATTTGCTCTACCATGTATGCCAAACCTTACTGGAATGGTTCACAGATTAGCTTTTGGCAAGATAGGCCTACAACAGCATTGCCAAAAATCCTCACCAATTCCGATGTTGAAGAAGGTAAATTTGCCTATCAAACACCTGAATTAAACACAGTTACAACAGTCGCCAAAGTCTCTTATCAATCAACCATTGAAGACTGGGAACTAGTGCCAGAAATAGTAGAAGATATCCCAGCCATTCAACGCTATGGAGTGCAAGTAGAAGAGTATGCTTTATTGGGTGAAACTCGCAGAGGTGCTGCCATTAGGTCAGGAAGGAGAACTATTTTAGGGTCACAGCCTAACAATATCGTCCTTACCTGTAGAGTGAGGACAAGGGCAATGTTCTTTTCACCTGGCGATGTAATTCAAGTTGCTGATAGTGCTAAAAATAGAGTTAGAATTGGTGGTTTAGTTTCAGCAGCAACCACGACTAAAATAACAATTGATTCGCCAGTAACATTAACAGCAAGCGCAACTAAAAAGATTTTGTTAACATTACCTAATGAAACAGTTATAGAAAGAATAATCAGCAACGGTGCAGGAACATTTACAGAGATTAATTTAACTACACCTTTAACAACTTTACCCGCACCTGAATCACCCTGGCAAATAATAGATACTATCAACAAAACTCAACTTTATCGGATTACAGAAGTTAATCCAGTAGAAGATAATTTAAACTTCTTCGATATCACCGCAAAAACTTACAATGCCGACTACTATACTCAAATTGAATCGGGCATAAGAATCCCCGCAATTGTTCCCGTGGCGAGACTTCCGGTGATTGCGCCACCACCCGTAAATGTTTCATGTCAATTGTTAAAAATTACCTATGGCAACATCATCAGCTACACATTAATAGCATCATGGCAACGCCCAACCAAAATAGTAAATGGTGCTACTATAGAAGAGCCGTATACTGATAGATACAAAGTAGAAATAAAGAGAGGGCAAACATCTGAATGGTCTGCCGCACAAATTACTACAGAATTATCAACTAGGTGGGAAAACGTAGGTAATGGGTTCTTTTTTGTGCGAGTAGCCGCAATTACAACTAACAACAAAATAAGCACATATGTTGAGTCCGCGTCATCAGCACAAGCAACAGCCGATGCAAGCAACCAATATTTTACAGTTTTTACAGGAGAATTTTAAATGCCTCAACCATACATAGACGTAACAGGAGCAACTGCTTACAGAGAAGCAACTGGAGACGGGACATTTGCTAATCCTTATATTCCCAGGTTTACCGCAGTTCAGCAAGGGACATGGAATATAGGCATAACAGGCACACCTACTTTCAACATAGGCACTGCACCCAGTCTCACCTTTACTAATACCAGCTTTACAGCCAATGCCGGAACTAATCTAAATACTTCAGCATTGGCACTTGAATCAGGTGGTAACTTAGCTAGTATTAATACTAAGCTACCCAGTAATTTAACTGTTACAGCTACTCGACTACTGGTAGATGGAAGTGGGGTAACACAACCTGTATCATTAGCTACTTTACCTACTTTAGCTGCTGGTACTAATAACATAGGGTCGCTAACTAATATTACAGGCACAATTAGTTTACCAACTGGTGCAGCCACCTCTGCAAATCAAACCACTGGGAATACATCACTAGCAAGTATTGATACCAAAATCCCGTCATCATTGGGTACAAAAACATCCTCCGCTTCTTTGTCAATTACCCCCGCTTTTGCAGCAACATCAACTATAACAAACGTAGCCAGTAGCGCAACGTCTGTAACATTATTAGCTGCAAATAACAATAGAAAAACAGTAATAATTTTAAATGATTCAACCTCAGATTTATATGTAACCCTAAATGCTAGTGCAGCAAGTACAACAAATTATTCATTATTTTTAGCTGCCAAGGTAGGCAATACTCCATCTTCTTTGTTTTTAAATGGAGATGATTATTCAGGGGAAATCAGAGGTATTTGGAGCGCTGCTAATGGATTTGCAAGAATTACAGAAATTGTATAATCACAACGTTGTTTACTTTAAATAAAATGCCAGCACCAATATTACTTTTACCTCCCATTAAATGGGAATTTAGTAGAGAAGCAAAAATTCAATTACAATCCACTAAATTAGGCGACGGATACGGAATTACAGCAATAGCCCCTAATTCAATTAGAGATAATCATGAAATAATAATTCCCGATTTAGATACAGCCACAAAAAACAATATTATTTCTTTATTTGTATCCTACCGAGGAATTACTAGGTTTAGGTGGCGACCCCTGGATACTTTTCCTTACAAAGAATACATTTGCGATAAGTGGAGCGTAATTCAGCAAGGAGTGTATTTATGGCAAATAACAGCAACCTTTACCGAGCAAAAGACAGCCGAACCATCATCTAGCACAGCAATTGATAGGCTAAAGATCAAATATTTCCCATTAGACCCAATTGCCGATTTTACATATGTTAGGCAGTATAATTACGGTGCGGCACAAGACGCATTGACATCCCACGACACTTACCCAGGCTCTGGCGCTTTTATTGGTGGTGTGTTATTGCAAGATGGTAGAGTATTCTGTGTGCCATACAATTCAACTACAGCGAGAATATACAACCCTGTTACAAATATACTTACAATACCTGGAGGTACTTACCCCGGTGCTATTGCTTTCGCCGGTGCTTTTGCTGGTGGTGTATTATTAAGCGACTCTAGAGTATTTTGTGTACCGTACAACTCTACTACAGCAAGAATATACAACCCTATTACTAACGCAACAACGACACCCGGTGGTACTTATCCGGGCAACATTGGTTTACTTGGTGGTGTATTACTGGCTGATGGTCGAGTGTTTTGCGTACCGCACAATTCTACTACAGCAAGAATATACAACCCTGTTACTAACGCAACAACGACACCCAATGGCACTTATCCAGGTAATAAAGCTTTTGCCGGTGGTGTATTACTAACTGATGGTCGAGTGTTCTGTGTACCACATAACTCTACTACAGCAAGAATATACAATCCTACTACAGACACACTTGCAACACCCAATGGTACTTATCCAGGTAACGGTGCTTTTTTCGGTGGCGTATTACTGGCTGATGGTCGAGTGTTTTGCGTGCCGCACAATTCTACTACAGCGAGAGTTTTTGATCCTGCCACTAATACATTAACCACGCCGAGCGGCATTTCCTCTCTTGGGTTTGTTGGTGGTGTTTTGTTGCCGGACGGGAATGTGTTTTGTGTACCCGCAGTTTCAAGCACAGGTAGAATTTATAACCCAATTACTAATACTTTAACGGCAACTAATAGCGTGTTTCCTGTAGGAGGAAATACCTTCTATGGTGGTGTCTTGTTACCTGATGGTCGGGTGTTCTGCGTGCCTCTTGATTCAACCACAGCAAGAATATATGGGACTCGCCTCTCTACCAATCTTCCTATGGGTAGAACGCACTCTGCATTTGATAACAAACTTTAAGAAATTTATCAGGTAAAACTATGACTTTATTATCAAATACTCAACAACTAGATACAGAAATATTCATAGATTTAATTAATATCAAAAATCAAGATTTTGATATAAGAATTTGCAATTATGGAACTGTCAGTTTTGGCAATATCACCTATCAAGGATTTCCCTGCAAAATCAGTAGTTTTAGTAAATCAGGTGAGAGTGTAGAGGCGCGCTCATCCTTGATAGTTTCAGACATATCAGGACTAGTGGGTGATGTAATAGATAGCTACTTTGTTATTGGTGCAGATGTTAATGTTAAGCGCACTCAGCCAATGTTTTTAGACGGAGAACAAACAGCAGATTCTACTCAATTTTATGAATTAAATTTAAAAGTCAATCAATATACCGGAGAGTATCAAAATCAATTCACATTTTCTCTCACACCTTACTCATTAGAAAGAAAAAAGCTACCAGCTAGAATTTATTCCAAACGTTGTCAGTGGCAACTTAGTGATCAGGATTGTCAAGCCCCGATAAATATTCATTTTGATATTTCTGGTAATCCCACAACAGCAGCAAATAGAGCCTGTAGAAAAGATTTAGATGCTTGTAAGCAGTATCATGGTAATACACTGAGATTTGGTGGTTTTCCTTCAGTAAATAGAATCAGGAGCTAATATGGTAAAAATCACGGGAACTTTACACATAAATACTGGATTTGTGAGGCTCAAACCTAACATTAATTTCATTGGAGCAAAATCTGGCATCTCTGCC